CCCACCAATTGCACGCCGATTCAGTATGTAACCTATGTATATCTCTTGAAGTCCGACTCGATCCAAGACTTCACAAGATCATTTTCTCGCACCGCATATCCAACCCACTCTTCAAGATTTTTCAGCGGAAGGATCTCGGATGCAACTCGCAATATTTCGAGATAGTTTTGCAATTCTATCTGTGCCGCTCTTTGATAACCTCTTCTTGTATCTCTTAACGATTCATAATCGTTTCGGTTTTGCGCCGGAAAGATACTGTTTGCATATCTGATGTTTCTGTTTATTTTTCTAGCCGATTCGCAAAGTGGAAGTTTGAGCGTGAAAGTGTAGGTTTTCGGGATCTGCTTTGTTGCCTGAATTGTAAATATCTCCAATTCATGCGCGGTATTTAAGAACTCGACCTCGCTTTTCTTTTGAAACCGTTTCAGAACGCTCATATCTTCCTTTCTGCGCGGCAATACGCCGCGCGATTTACTGATTATTCGTCAGATTTAAGTTGGAAGCACGGGAGAACGCCATACGCATAGCTCGCGCCGTTGTAGCTGGCACTACCACTCGCGTTCACACCGCAGAAGTCGGTAGCGTTGGAAACACGAGGGGATGACTCCCACCAAAAGCACGCCGCTCCTGCTTTCCCTGCGGTTTTGATTCTGTTTGCGGTAGTTGCAAAAATCGGGAACTGCTCCGCATCTCCTGCGGTGTGTTCCGTTCCTGCCGCATAAGTAGTCGCGCCGAAGATCTCCCACTCTCTCGGCAACCATATCTTGTCGGATGCCGTCTGAAGTGCCGTGCTTTGATTGCCCTGCGATGTCTGGAAGTCTCTCGTCTTGATGAGAGCCGCAATATCGTCCGGCATATAATCGTTCAAGAACTCATTATTGAGCCACGCACGCAGGACGGTCACGTTCCATCCTCCGACATTTGTGTTTGATGCGTTCATTGCTCTCGTGGTAGGCAAGCACCAATCCGGCACAAAGAAAACGGAGTGTCCTTCTTCATGATCGATCGCGCCAATGCTCCACCTCATCGGGATGTTTCCGTAGTCAAGTTGGATCTCGTCCATCTGCTGACCGACTTCCAGAAGATCCGTCTCTTTGTGAGCGTTGAGGATCTGCTGAACACCCTTGAACGTTGTTTTCGTCCATCCGAGCTTCACTTCTGCGAACGTGCCGAAGTTGAGGATCACTTCCGTCTCATACTCGGGATCGTTGTTTGAATCAAGCATCACAACCGTGTACTTGTCCGTTGACTTCACTTCGAAAAGGATCTCAAGATCCTGAAGCGTGCCATAAGCCACAACCGCTCCGGATCTGTCCTTCACCTGAACGGTCTTGCCTTCGTCCGTCAGAAGATAGGATTTGCATAAAATCTTCGACTTTGCGCTTGCACCGCCGCCGCCCGTAATAACTCCCATGCTCATTGTCTTTCCTCCTTATCCTTTGATGATCAATGTCAGATCCGTTGTCGGCATATCTGTCGCGCGAAGTCTGATCGCGCTTCCCGTAAACTTCACGAGCGGAGATATCATGCCGATGCACTCCAATTCTTCCTCGGTCGGATAGTCATCCTCATCCGATCCCAGAAGCAGCATCGCCGCCGGAATATATGAGTCGGAATATAACGCAGTTGTTATCGTGTAGATCCACGGATATTCGTCCGCATCTGATCCCGTGTTCGCCGCCCACTCATTATCTGAAATCGTGAACGTGTTCTCCTCCATCGCGCCGCCGTTCGTGACATTGAACGTGGACTTTGTGCCGTCCGTGTATGTGATCGTGTAGGTGTCTACCACTCCGGATGTCGATGTCTTTTCGATGCTGACGATTCCGCGACCGTTGTCACCCTTGACAAGCATCACCTTGACTTCTGATATCTGGTGAGAGTTTTGCATACTCATTTTTATTCCCTCCTTAACTCACATCATGCTCGATCGAGAGTGTGCCGATCATAATCGTAAACACATCATCGCCGATCCCAACATTGAAATCGTAAAAATACTGACCTTCATCGATGTTCTGCGTATCTTCAGGAGCGACACGAACGGTCATCAGCATATTTTCTTGAACGATCCCACTCCCGAGAGATTTGCGGAATACATCCTCGCCGCCCGTTGCCTTCTTCCTGCAAGTGAAATATGCGGTGTCGACCGCCATCGGATCGCCGTTCTCGTCAATGATCTGAACATTGAAAGATAACGTATCGCCGCGCACCATTGTGATGTTTTGGTTTTCCATCTTGAAGTTTGTTCTCATCATATCCACCTCGAAACATTTTCCACATCGATCTTTGAGATGTTCCCCGTCCATGAGATCGTGTTTGCACCCGTGTTCAGAATTAACTTGCTATAATCTCCCGAAACAAGCCTATTTTTCAGAGCATCGCCCTTGTATGCGTTCATTTGAAGCGCATCTATTGTGATGTACTCCTCACTCCCCAGAGTGATCGAGAAGAGCTGCACTCCGTTGACCGAAAGAGTGATGTTCCCTTCTCCGTAGATCGTGAGCTTCGGTCTTGACGATGTATTTCCTCTGTTGAATACCGTCACGGAGTCCAATTCATCAGCAAGCATCTCCACCGTCATTTCAAAGTCCATCGTTGCGATCGATGTTATTGATAACCACAGATAATTGAACGTTTTCTCTGCGGTCAGAGTCGCCGTCAGCGTTGCCCCGTCACTCACCTGAAGATATGTGCCGCCGAAAGAGTCCTCATCGGTCGGATTTTCTCCGATCACTCGGATTCTGCAAGCACTCGCGCCCGTTCCGCTCACATTTATCTTCAGCGTGTACTCTTCTTTTTTGAGTGGCATCGGCTTGATCGGAATATAGACATCTCCTGCTCCTGAAGATGTACCGCTCACCGTCACCACGCCGTTGATCGCCGTGATAGAAGCAGATGCCTTCACCTCGGAGAAGTTTCGGATCACCATCTGATTCTTTGTCGCTTCAAACCAATCATCAACCGCAGAAAACTTGAACGGCTGAACGTGGAAGATGACCTTTGCGGTCTTGAACTTGATCAGACGGTCGAACTCTATGCCGGAGATCTGGTCGAAATAATAGAACTTGTCCGGCTCGTTCGAGAAAATGATCGTGCCTTCCGTGTTGAAATACTCGATCACCTGATCTATGTCGAAATCCCCGAAGAGACCGATCTGCATCGATTTATTATAGGCTTTATATCCGAGTTTATTGACCACATCGCCGTCACGCCCGTCCAATTCCTCGAGCGTTGTCCGCATCTGCGGTTTTGTGATCGGCGGCAGCTCCGAAATGAGCAAGCCTTTGATCAATGTACTCTTTCTTCCGTTTATAATCACATAATTCATCGCTTCACCTTATGAATACGCTAATTGCGTGACCGTCTTGTCAACGAATTTCCCCATTTCCTCATCGTCCATCTCGATCTTCATTTCCGAGAGCGCATCCTTGAACGCCGCCACCATAGACTCGAACGTGTTCACCTCTGTTTGCGCCGGAACGCTCACGTTCTGCATCGCATTTACGCTTCCAAGATCGAATCCCTGCGGCATTGAATCGCCCACGCTTGACCACAGTTTCAGAGGAACGGTCAAGTTTTCCGTCCGAGACATAATATCGGACATCATACCATCGACCGCATTGTTGATCGCATCTTTTTCCGCGCCGAGAAGAGTGTCAGACAGAGATCGGATCATGCCTTCGCTCGACTTCTCCATCTCTTTTGTGACATTTCCCATCTCCTGCTCAAAACCAACGCCGATACCTTCAGCAAGGAAAACGCCGACTTCATCGCGCATACGCTTTGACGGCGATTCTACACCGAAAAAGTCCTTGATTCCGTCCATGACATCGTCCACGAAGCCGCTGATCTTGTCGAGAAGCCAATCTTTCGCGTTGTTGATACCGTTCCAGAGACCAACGATGAGCTGATAGCCGACATCCATGATCCTCGGGATCGCATCGATAAATACCTGAACGATGGAAGTGATCAATTCGGGCAATTTTGAGCAGATCGTGATCGTGATCTGCGGAAGATTTGTAATCAATGCCCCGATAAGAGTCACCCCTGCTTCGATTATCTCCGGCAGATGGTCAAGAAGTCCGTTCACGAGTCCTTCAATGAGTATAGGAAGCGCATCGCAAATGTTCGTGATGATCAGATCCATGTTCTCCGTCAGACTTGTGAGGAGCTGGACTCCTGCATCAATGATGACCGGAATATTTTCAAGGAAAAAGTTTACAATTCCGAGTATGATGTCGGGCAATGCCGCCACCAATTGCGGAAGAGCGTTCAGTAAACCCTGCCCCAATGCCATCAAGAGGTCAATTCCTGCCTGAAGGATCTGCGGAGCGTATGCGATCAACGTCTGGCAGATCTCCGTTATGATAGAAGGGAGCATTGCGATCAATTGCGGCATCGCGCTCTTCAGACCGTTCATCAGATTCAAGATCGCTTCAAGACCGACTCGCAGAACGGCAGGAAGTTGAGCGATCAGAGTGGTCACAAGGGAAGTCACGATCTGCGTTGCCGTTGTAATCAGAGACGGCAGAGCAGAATTGATCCCTACAACTAAACTGTTGATAATATCCGGAGCGACCGCAAGCAGAGTGTCCGCTAGGCTCTGGACGGTAGTCAAAACGTTCGGGATCATGTCAAGGAACTGCTGAATAATTGTGCCGATCGCGCCTTCGATCTGCGCTCCTGCATCCTCTGATCCGATTGCCAATGCGGAGAACGCATTGACAAGATCCGTTATCGCAGGAAGGAACTCACCGACCACGCCGTTCTTCACGCCCTGAATCGTTCCGTTCAACCTCGTGAGAGCATCGTCATAATTCGCAGAAGCGTTGACCGCATCCCTTGACATGACCATGCCGTAATCTTTCGCTTCCTGCATCAATGCTTCGATGCCGTCCGATCCGGAATTGAGAAGCGGTGCAAGCTCCGTGTAGGACTTGCCGAAAATATCATTTGCAAGAGCGTTCCTCTGTGTCACGCTCTCCATATTTGACAGAGCATCGATGGACTCGAGAAGGACTTGCTCCTGCGATTTGAGCGTTCCGTCTGAATTAGTCAGAGAAACACCCAGAGCATCGAACTTGTCCGTTGCTCCATCAACTCCATCCTCTACTCCTGCCAATGCTTCAGAGATGTTTCGCATACCACGAGAGACATCGTCAATGGAACTTCCCGACATCTCCATTGCATACGCAAGCTCCTGATAGGTGTCAGACGAAAGACCGAGCTTCTGACTTTCCTTGTCGATCTCATCACCCAATGCCCCGACTTCGCTCACCGTGTTGACGATGGAAGAGCCGAGATCCGCAAGACCTTTGATGCACGCTTCGATCGCATCTGCTGCCAGATTTGCAAGAATACCCTTCATCACCGTGAAGCCTTCGCTTGCGCTTGATGCGTCCTTTCCTGCCTGATCCGTAGACTTTCCGAGCGTGTCCGTCTCTTTGGATGCGTTCTCCGCTTGCTCGCCCATCTGATCAATTGCGATCGCGGTCTTGTTGATGTTCGTCTCTGCGTTCGCGGTCTTGATCTTCAGATCATTGATCGCTTTGCCCTGCGCTTCGTATGCTCGCTCGCTTTGAGTCAATTCTGCCGAGAGATCCTCGACAACCTTCTGCTGATTTTTGTACTCCTCCGAAGATGTTCCGAGCGTTCTGCCGATCTCATCGAGTTTCGACTTCTCCGTGTCGAGCGTTTCCTCGAGCTTCTTGTTGGCTTCTGCGGTCTGCTCATATTCAGAGATCATTTGAGCAAGCTGCGCTTTTACGTTCGCAAGAGCCGACTTCTGCTGATCGAGAGAGGACATCAGGCTTTCCGATGCCTGAATCATTTCCTCGGTGGACTTCTCTCCGGCATCAAAAGAGGATGAGGTGGCTTTCATTTCGGAAGATACCACCTTCAACTCTTGCGTTATCTGTGAAAGTGCTTTGCGATATTCACTCTCCCCCGAGAGCTTAACGCTACCACCGAAACTCATATCCACTCCTCATCCTTTTGTGATTTGATGTATGCTTCTTTGTATGTCATATTCGCGTTTCTTAAACGCATCTCCAGATCCCAATCGTCCTTGTAATGTCCGTATAACTTGTTAAACATCCACAAGGTCAACCGCCCCGTCTCTTTGAAGGAAAGACCTAGTTTCTTCTTTCCGATAAACCAAAACCACGAGAAATCAATGACGGGATCGTATTCATCGTGGATCACACGTTTTTTTCTTCGCTCTTCGTACTGTCGATCACGGTCTCATTTAACTTCTGCGTTGCGTTCTGAAGTCCGATCTCCGTGATCATCCGTCCGACTTGCTTCAACGTGAGCGGCTTGTCATCCGTTCCGTTCTCTTCGTTGTCGATGTCGATGCCTTCGTTCAGCATCTCCGTGAAGCCATAAATGACCGCCTTTGCGTTCGGCTCTCCGTTGTTGGAAGATCCGTCTGTCATTTTTCCCCACTCATCGACCGATCCGTATTCGTTCTGGATCGCTTGCATCACGTTGAGATTAAAGACCAAGTGATATTCTTTGCCTTTATACTGGAGTTTTCCATTTATATCTTTCATTTAATTTGTCCTCCGCTTATTTAATTGTCAGGCTCTTCTCACTCTGCTTCGTAGATAGCGTAAAGAGTCACGCTTGCCGCCGTCACCTTGTAGGTGTCCGTGATGTCCGGAGTGGTAGCAGACGAACTCGTGTCCCATCCTGCGAATACATATCCGCTCGGAGGAGTGATGCCAGAGCCGTCATCCACGCTGATGATCGCACCGACATAGGTGTCTACACTCGCAACGCTACCCGAGCCGCCGTTCGTGGTCACATCATAAGTCACCGTTGCATCCGTCTGCGCTCCGAAGAAGCTCTCGAGATAGGTCTGCGCTTCAGCGAGCGTGTTGAAAGTCTTTGTTGCCGACCAGCTACCGTCCGCAAGTGCCGCCACAATGCCCTCGATGGTGGAAGTGCCGAACTCAACGCTCTCGCCCTTCGTGGTGTCATCCTGACTCGGCTCTGCGAACTTGACCTTCTTCAAGAACTCGACCTTGTACTTGTAGACACCGTTGACCATCTTCGTGATGATCCGTCCGAGTCCGACATACGGAGCGGTGTCGGTGGATTTTCTGACCATCTCTCCTGCGGTGATCGTATGACCGAGAAGCGTTGCCATGACGGTCTGATCCTCATCGTCAATGCCCATCGTGACCGTTCCGCTCTGGAAGGTCTTGTCGCTCTCTGCAAGTGCATCGTCTGCATACAGAGTCGCATCGTTGTTGGAAATGCTCACGGAGCAGGAGACCGCCTTTGCAGGCTTAACCGCTACGCCGTAGGATGCGCTTCCGTCACTCTCCTCGGTCAGAATACCGAAGAGGAAGTTTCTTAAACCGATCTTTGCCATTTCAATTTTCCTCCTTTGGATATGCAAAGTTAAGTGTCTTATGGTAGTATGCCGTGTCCGTCTCGTACATATCCGCACTCGACCGACTAGGCTGCCATACAAAGTGATTTGCCTTCAGTTTCGCCTTGACCGCTTCCACGATCTTCAGATAGTTTCCTTTGGCGTAGACATCGAAGTCATAGTAGTCAACGTACCCCAGAAGCTCATCATCTCCCGAAAACGATCCATCCGCATCCTGCTGACCATATACCACATAAGGCTCGCCGTGTCCTTCATAGACCAGGTACGAGACGGGGATCGCTACCTCGTCAACCGTGAAATTCGCAAATATTGTTTCAATCAATTCATTCATCACATCACCAATATTGTTCGTTCCACACTCTTGTCATTGCTTCTTCGATATCTTTCATTTTGAACGCTTTTCTCATAAACGGCTTTTTGGGAAACGGAGAAGTTGATCTTCCGTACTCATACATTTGAGCCAAAAATGCAGCCGGAACGCCTAGATTCGTCTTGAACGCTTGTCCTGCTTTGCCGTAATGTTGGAAAAAGTATTGTCTGTTGGGATTGCTGAACGGAATATACCCTCTCACATACACCTTCGCATTTATGCACTGATCTGACGGCGTGATATAAACCTTTGATACTGCAATATGGTTTTTTAGTATGTCAGGACAATCAGATGCCATATACTTCTTTGCAACTTCTGCTCCTGCTATAACCATTTCGCTCAATACATCATCGCATTTGCGGTTTATTGATTCGAATTGCATTATCACATCGGTCGGCAATTCAAGATTAAACTTTGCCATCAATGAGTCACCTCTTTCGCCTGAATCTCGAGGAAAACATCCGCTTCATCCATGTTGTTCAGATACTCGATCGTGTAGGTTTTGCCCTTGAAATCGATCTCCATATCTCTATTGATCCCCGTGTGTGGAAATCTGATGGTGAAATTCGTGTATGCCTTCTCGAAGTCGCTCCCGTTTCGGATCAGCGTGAAGCCTTTGGTGGTTTTGATGTCTGCATACGGCGACAACACAAGAGTCCTTGTCTTTGTCTTAAAGCCTTGAGAATCCTTCCCGATCGTCACGGAGTATATCTCGATTTTATGCTTGAACTTCCCTGCGTTCGTCATAACAGATTCACCGAGTGCATATTCAAGATGGACTCAACCACTTTGTTTGCATTTGAACTGTCTACATAAAGCGTGCGATTATCGTACATATCCTGCACTAATACAAGCACGCAAATGATGATGTCGCGATACGAGTCCAATTCCTGAATTGTTCTCCCCGTGTATTCGGCAACATAAACCTTCGCCACCGTCAAGAGTGTAGACAGTAGGTTGGTGGTGTCTGTGTCTTTCTCCGATATGCGGAGATAGTCATACAGATCATCGGTTGTTATTTGCGATACCGATTGAATGTTCTGCATCTTACGCCTCGTAACTACCCGTAACTCCGAGAATGGTTACATC